CGCCCTGGCTTGACCTGTGGCAGTTGCTCAGCAGGGTTGTGACCATTGACAAGGTTCATCTTGTTCAAGGACTTGTAGATACTCCTCAGACGGGCTACGTAGGTAGCCTTGGTAGACTGCCTGGTAGCTTGGAGTATCACCCGCTCTAGGTCCTCGTAAGTTGCTAGAGCAGGGTGAACACCCAGCCGTCTAATGATCTGTATATCCTGCTTGAATAGCTGCTCAGAGTACCCACTTGTGCGGTATCTATTGTGAAGCTGCTCGGCTATCTGCTCTAAGGGTATAAGTTCCATAGGCAGATCCTAGCACTAATCAGCTAGGTTCGGTGTGGATTGTTCCGCTTGCATAGCCTCATAGGTTGATTTCAGCATTGAGGTGAACTCACCGTTGCCACGATCAATGATCGCGTGTTCTTGCAATCCATTTAAAGTTTCAATTTCAATAAATGTCACATTGTCCATTTTATAACTCCGCACTAAATCCGATGTAGCCTGATGATGAATTGTTATTAAGTGTGTGATACGGTCTATACTGTGTTAAACCGCTAGAAACATTAAAAACAACGATTGGATAATCATTTGCTGTTGTATTTAATACGGCCGATGTAACTGCGATTACAGATCCTACGCCGTCATAAACACCCAGAGTAGAATAATCTATTGAAATAACTCCAGTTCTTAAAGTTACTGGCATTTGAATACCAGCCACAACAACTGTAGTGCTTGCTGCAACACCAAAGCCAAATCGTGTATTTACTCCTGTACCTGTTCGGTAGTAATACCTCTGGCAAGCGGCTAATTCTCCTTGAAGTGTTCCTGTTGCCGTTTGGAAAGCGGTAGCGACTGAACCATCTTCGGCTTGAACTCCCCATAAACTGATTGTCGCACTTTGGATTCCGAGACTGCCAGTTCGTGAGTTGAAATCAGTTCCAGCAGAAGTCCACAATGCCAATTGTAAAAAATCATCATTTGCGGTTCCCGTTGTTTTTCCAGATAAAGAAGGAACTGCAACTGTAACGCTATACCTTGCCCACGAAGTAGATAAAGTAACTTGACCTGCAACAGTATTCACATTGGCTGATGGTGAGCCACCAGTTCCAAAGTATTGAACAATTTCAACTGCAACTTTTGGAGTACCAGTAGCCGCCTTAGCCCAAAAAGAAATAGTTGCGGTTTGTCCAGCCAAAGTCCTGACGGATTCTATTTTCTGGTCTATACGAGTTCTCGCGCTAGCGGCTGTTTGGCTTGCGGATTGAACATTTATGAAATTTTTTCCTTCATAACCCGATACGGGTGCAGTTCCCAATGTAAAGGTTTGCGCACTAAAGGTGCTTGTCCCGTCACTAGCCGAAGTTTGGAATCTGTCGAATGTATAAACACCATTGCTTGTCGTGCTTGTAAATGCTCTTTGATTAAGTGCAAAGTCACCATTGATGATCTTGTTCTTACCAGCGGCATAGTTTTCTGTATAGCGCAAGCCTGTCGAAGTGGAACTATCTGCTACGAGAGTTTCCCCATTGTTGCCCACGGCTACCCTAGCCTGGGTAGTGGAGTAACCGAATAGATCACCCTTTGCTGTTAACGGCGAGTTAGCCGTTGTTGGAACTCTACCTGTAGCCATTAGTTGCCTCCTGGTTGTGCTGGTAATTCAATCTGTCGTGGGTCTGCATTACTTGCAGGTAAATCTCTGAGTGCTTGGCGGTAAGTAGCCCAGGCTGCTTTGTCTACAGGCGCATCTTCTACCTGAGTCCAGTCTGTACGCGCTAACTCTGTATCGCGCCAGTAACGCATACGAGCCAAATAAATCTCATCTGATACTGTTTCATTATTACCAAGTGCTGAAATAAATTTTGACATCACGCCACCTCATAAACAATAGATCCACCGACAAAATAACCTGACCCACCTAAATAGGTACCATCATATTTTGCATAAGATAAATAAGCATTTGACGGATCAAGAAAACAAAATCCACCAAGACCAGTTACAAAGTAATCTCTTACGACACCCTGTGAATAAAGTGCTGGGCCTGTGTTTTGTGCAGCAAATGGAAGAGTAACTCTGACCGATTGAGCGGCCGTTCCATTTGTAGTGGTGCTAACTCCGAATTGGTAAATGCAAGTTTTACCGATTCTCTGGTATTTACCTTGTCCTGATACCGTCGTGAAAGTTCCAGATGATGCCGTTATTGTCGGCGTGAAACTTGTCCACGCGCCTGAGTTCCAAGCAAGTCCAGTTCCAGCAGTTGAATCTGCTTGCAAAAATCCGTAATCTGCGCCTACTGCTAGACGGGCGGGTGTGTCATTTGCGGTAGCCGTCAGTAAATCTGCTTTAGCGTCAAAGATGGTTGGCTGAATACCACCTTCAACCGAAGGTATGCGTCCAACTGTCATTTATGATAACTCGCTTCCGAAAGCATTGAATGAGAATGTTGCTGCTGAGGCATAGACTGTGATCACATCTGTAGCTCCCAGAGTCACACCTAGTGTCAGGGTGTCTGTAGCGTTACCAGGTAGAGATACGTCATAGGCGATGTACTGGTTTGCAGCCAAGGCTGCTCCAGCAACACGTACTGCAATACGGTATGTACCAGCAGTTGATGTCTGGTTGGTTACTGTCAGTGTAGATACGATTGCTTGTGTTGCTGCAGGTACTGTGTAGAGTGTTGTTGCTGTGGTTGCCGATGGGTTCGATTGCCCTAGCACCTTGTAATTTGTTGCCATTTATTTTTTCCTTTACTGTAGTGTTTGGTTAACCGCCCATTAGAAGCAAACTACTAACGGTTCCACCTGAACCGCTATCTAGTCCTGCTTCAAAGGCATTGAGGTCTGCTGAGTTGAGTACGTGCTTTACCGATGCACCTGCTGTATGTGCTATAGCAGATGTACCAGCCTGACCTCTGACGATAGTAAACGTATCGCCAGAAACTGCTGTGATATAGATGATCTCTTCATTCTGGGTGTCAACATCTAGTGCCACACCAAAGGTATCCACATTGCCTGCAGCAAGAGTTACACCACCTAGCAAGGCAGAACCTGTACCTGTAGCAACGGTCATACTTGTTGCACTGTTTGAGATACTAGATGCAAGTGTAGTCTCAACCGAGATACTGGAGAACTTACGTGTCATTGTCTTTCCTTACTTATCGGGTGTAGTGAATACGGATTGGATACTTGTCTGATAACTTGAGTGCTTCTTCGTTGAGTCGTTGCTGGTATAGAGCAAAGATGTAACGAGATGCAGCAGCACCTGCAGTGGATGGGAGTTTGGAATCGTTTAGATCCGCTTCAGCACTAGAGAGATTGATTCGTCCAGCGTCAAGATAAGACAGTAGTTTGTATGCGGCTCCCAGGACGACAACATCCTTACAAGAATCTGGTAAGCCAGACACGTCAGCAAAATCATCTGTGTTGGCATCAAGAGTATTGGGCGTGGCTGTATACCAAACTTGAATTGTACGACCAGGTTGTACGTTCTCATATATGTTAAGTGTATTGTTTGTGTTAAAGGTAGCAGCATTTGCCATACCATCTAAGCGCCAGCGATTTACTGGTAGCCATTCCTGGCTAGAACCTGTTGTCTGCCAAGAGATAAATAGGACACCTTCAACATCATCAGGTAGTGGGTATGTAACCTGAGATGCGTTAAAGGTAAATGTGTAAGAGTTAATAATCCAGAGCTTAGGATAGAAACTGTTGATCGTATCGTTGATAGCCTTCTTGATAGAACTGCGTGGGAAGGTTGGAGATAGAGTTACTGGTGCATACTGTGCGTGAGGTGATGCTGTAGTTCCCTGGTATCCACGGCCAAAGCCTGGGATAACGTTGAGAGTATTGTTTGCCTTGTCAAAGGAATCAATCCAGATAAGTTCGTCATCAATTTCTATGACACCTTTAGCAAGGTTATTCTGGCTACCTACAACGATCTCAGTAGATGTTGTGGTCAACCCTGAAGGGTTAGCAACATAGGTGATGCGGTCTTGACGAAGTGCGTAACCTTGTAGGTTAGCCTTTACCTCGTCTACCAGTTCGTTCAGTGTTGGCATTATTTCCTCTCATACCAGCCATCTCCCCATAGAGTTAGCAGTCGTGCAAAATACTGTTCATATTGTGGTGCTATAGCATCCAAGGAATACAAGGACACTGCTCGCTTATGTATTGCTACTGGGTCTAAACTCTTCACCCACTCTGTAGCTACTGCAAACTCCATTGCATTTCTGCAACGATATCCAGTAACACCTTGTGGATTAGTTTCTGTAAA